TAAGCATCACGTCGGCATGGCAATATCTCGCCCACTGACGACTTGGTAAGAATCCGTGTTTTTGCCGGAACTGATCAGCTTCTCCACAGGTTGCAGGAATAAACTCCTGAATGTCTTTTTCAGTGGCGGCCGCCGCGAAGTAGTCGCGCATTGAAATACCATGGTAATTGATTGCTGGAGTAATTCCGTCCCATTGCGTTGTATGTGGAAACGCCGGTCCTCCGTCGTTGATTGGTTGGTTCATCGTGATTCCTCCCATTTTCCAATCGTGCGAAGGAAAGCCTCTGCGCGTTGGCGAGCCGACGCCCTGAATGGTTGAACGGTGTCTGGAACGATTCGGTAGACCTCGCTGCTGTAGGTGTATCGCAAGCAATTCGGGTCTGTGCTCCCTCCATTCGTAGAGTCCAGAAACTGCTCTGCTTCCGCCATCGCATTGAGATCGTTAACATAATCAGGAATTGTTGAAAGCGGTTGAACGCTATACGGACTATTGGGCGGTATAACAATAAATTTATCTTTTGAAAGAAATCCCCAGCCACACATTCCAGCAATTGCGATATTGATTTCTAGGTCTGTCATGGCTTTGCCTCCTTCCATTTGAACACTGCTCTTCCGCTCTGATCGGCCACCCATTCGGCGTGGCCTTTGATGACCGCATGTTCCTTTACCTGTCGCGCTCCGATATGTCCTCCCCAGAGGATGCATGCAGCGGCAACAAGTCCTGCGATTAGTCCGGCTATGATTGGTCTTGAGTCTTTCATTGGTTGTTTCGGTTTCAGCATTCGGTGAAACTGCCTGATTTAGTGAATGTCGCTCACGGCTTGGCCTCCTTGGCTTTGCGCCATTTTGAAACAGTGTACTGCACGGCATTCAACCGCTCATCGCGTAGCCACGCCTCCATCGCATCCCCCGCCTCCTCCAACCGCTTGATGCGGTCTTGAAGCCGCAGTTTCTCCAAATCCAACAATTGCTGCTGCCGGATGATTGCGTTGGCCGCGTTGAGTTCGCGTTCTAACCTCCTGCACAGCATGCCGAGTTCGGCCACGTTGTGCGGTGTTGAGTCTGATATCGGTGTATCGCTCATTTCGCCTCCCTCGCTCTGAGCAATGCGTCGGCTATCAAGTATGCGTGTTGCGCGGTAGCGTCCCATTTAACATGATCCAGCTCGATTGCTGATGTCACAAGAGGCTGCAACGCCGCCGCCGCGAAGTAGTCGCGTAGGGTCATGCCTTCTCCGGTGGAGTAGAAACCATTTGAATGCTGGCTAGGAGGGGAAGGGAAAGCACTTCCTCCGTCGTTGATTGTTCCTCCTTTGATTGGAAAGTTTCCGATTCCCATGTCCTCACCTCGGAAAAATACGTTTGGGTTTGGTTGGTTGCTCATTTTGATTCCTCCACGCCACAAGGTTTCCATGTTTTGCCGCCGTCTATTGAATGATCTGCAAACTTCAACAGGTAACTCGTGCTTGTATCTCCATCCCAAATTCCAATTTTGATGTTACCATCACGCAGGCTAACACCGATAATCATCGTTGAAACCATATCGTTTGAAGCCTCTTCTCGATACCGAATTAATGATCCAACAGGAACTTCATCAAACTTCCATGGACGAATCGTAGATTCTGGAATAACGCAGTAGTCCTTCTGCTCCCAGTTCCATGTCGGGACATACAGGATTCCCAACAGAGGCTCTGTAGACCTCCTAGGGCGAGTCCCAATCTTCTTGCCGTTTGCATATGCAATCATCACGTTTGCAGCTTCCAAAACTTCTTCTTTGGTCATTTGTTCTCCTTTGCTTTGGCCCACATATCAGCGGTTTGTTGAGTAGCGTAAGGTTCCATCATGTCTCCCGCTGCAATTAGCATTTTGATTCTGTCGTTTGCTTGGTTCAGTTCGTTCTTAAGTTTTCCAATTGCATGATGCGTGTGCTTTATGTTCACTTCGTTTTCCAATTCAATGATTCGCTTTTGGGCTTCAATCAATTCGTCGCTCATTTCGTTTCCTGTCTCTTTAGATATTCTGCAATTGCTTCGTCTGCTAGTCCCTGAGTTCTATATCCATTTTTGATTGCGTATGCCTTTAACTCAGCATGCACATCTGGTGACACTAAAACGTGTTTAACAAGATCACGGTTTCGTTTGGGTTTGCTTGTTCCTTTTATTCCTATTCCAATAGCTGATTTCATATTTCTTCAATTTCTTCGCTGCACGATATATTTCACCGGCTTGGCTTCTGCTCATCTGGTACACCCCGGTACCATCGTTGATCAATCGCTTAGCCTGCTGACTCATCGACCGCCTCCGGTTGCGTAGTGGAGAACCAGCAGGGCGTCGCAGTTCTTCAACGTGACGTCGAGGTGCGGGTACAGTTCCTGGGCCTTCGCCTTTAACTTACGCTTCCATTCCGCGGAGTTGGCGCAGGAGCGTTTACCGCCTAGTCCGAGGGGATCCTGCCAGACCTTGGGCTCGACCCGGTGGAGGGCGTAGCCAAGAGAGTAGGCCAGTCCTTGGACGATGCCGTAGTTCTCATGGAGGGTGGCGACTGATGCCGCAGGGGTCAGCTTGCTCACGAACTTGGGAACCTTCTCGATCCAGAGGTGGGAGTCGGCCACCTTGAATCCGCTGAGCAGTTGGTGCATGTCGGGCAGGGACTCGGGCATTGCGAACAGGAGGATCCCGTCCTCGGTGTGGACTGCGAATCCACCGTTCACGCCTGGGTCACAGGCTACGATTGTTTTGTTTGTCATTGGTTTGTTGTGATTTGATGGTGAGAGAGTGGCCTACATAGATCCCGGCGATCACGCAGAGGGGCAGGAGGATGGCCATGCCCATGATGGTCAGGGCGGTGTTCATTGGATCGAGCAGCCAAGTTCCTTGTAGCATTTGATTCGCTTGTTGGCGTGAGCCTGAGCGAGTGGGTGGAAGTTATCCTTGAAGTCGTGGATGAACGCTTGGTCCTTGCCATCGGCCCGCCGAAGCGCACGGCTGGCCCGCTGGATCGTTTTCTGTGCGCTCCGACCTCCAGAGACCATGACCAGTGTCTCGACGTTGGGAAGGTCGAGTCCCTCATCGGCCAGCGAGGTGGCGATCATGGTCTTGATGTTGCCGGCCTTGAACTCCTCCATCGCCTCGCGTCGCGCCTTCTTGGCCATCTTGGAGTAGACGAGTACGGCGTCGCCGATCGCCTTCGCGTATTCCTCGCCAAGAGTCACGCGGGGTACCAGGACGAGCGTTGGTGAGTGACCGCCGCAGTTTGCGAACATGATCGCCGCTCCATTGCGTTGCTTGTTGCCGACGATACCGATCTCGGTGATCGCCTCCCAAGCGCACATGGCTCGGAGTTCGGGCTGACTGATCCGCATGTACCGCTTGCGCTCGGTGAAAAGCTTCTCGATGTAGTCATCGATCTTCCGCTGGATCAGGAAGTCGGTGGCCGAACTCATGTACACGGTCGCGTGGGCCAGAACACCGGCTAGTTCCTCGCGCTTGATCTCGAACTGGTTGTTGCGAAATAGGTTGCGAAGGATGGCGTTGCGCTCGGAATCATCGGACCAAGGGGTCGCATCGAAGCCGAAGCGCAGGCCATTGCAGGACTCGATGATCCTGCGCCACGAATCGGCAGGCGCATGCTTGGCCTCGTCCACGATGATCAGTTTCTTGCGTGAGAAATCCACCGACTCATGGGGGCAACGGACCTCAACGCGGGAGGTATCGACGCCCATCGCATGAAGCGAAGCGATCGCCTGCTGACAGGTCTCGCGGGTAGGAGCGAGCCATCCGAAGGTCCAATCTGGCCATTGGCAATAGTGCTTGATGATGGATGAGGCGATGACTGTCTTGCCGCATCCAGCAGGGGCGATGATGAGTCCATCGCCCTGATTGGCCCACTCGACTGCTCGTTGTTGGTAGGGCCGAAGCAGAAAGGCTTGCGTCGAAATGGTTTCCGGATGATTCTTGGTCTGCATAGCGTGTCGTTGCGCTCTGTATTGTTTGTTACGGACTCGTTGTCACCCCCCGGAGCTTGCACTCTCCGGGGGGCTTTTGTTTTCAGGGTTTAGATGTCATCGACATC